CTGCCTTCTCAAAAAGACTGCTCCAGACCGGCAACCGCTGGTCATCTTCAAGAAACGGCGCTGTGTGCATCAATGACCCGTACAAGTAGGCGTCAGGATAATACTCAAGTACCCAGTTGCTTATGTTACTCGATGAGAGCGCCGGTATTTTTCCAACGTACACCATTTCGAGCGTGTATGCGCTATCTGGCGATGGGAAAACTTCAATCGTTCCATCAATAATTGCATAATAACGAGGAAGGCCGGTGGTATTTCCAACGTCAGCACGCCGATCTATTAATTGAGCCTGGCTTTCCGCCTCAAGCGCGTATGTTCTGCCTGACGTGATTGATAATCGAACTGGTTCAACAAAATCGATGGGCAACGGGACATATTGCGAATTTAACACAGCTGTTGATCGTCGTTCCATTCGCCAATGTCTTAAACGGCGAGACATTTCAGCCTCTGTTAAATAAATAAATGTGTTAATTGTCTGATCTATGTCAGGTTTATTAACAAAATTTATTATCTGATCTTTTAATTGAAGATAATTTGAAGGCATTATTAGTCCTATGCATTATTCGCAGCGTTGCTCACGGCACCCAGCGCAGATTGCGCTTGAGCCGCCAAATCACTTGGAGCCGTGAGCGAAAATCCAGCGGCCTTAACATCATCGTAACTTAACGTTTGTTGAGATTTTACTGCAGCCATTACTTGCTGACTGACTGTGTTATTAAAAACTTGGTAACGCGCATCATCCATCAAGAAAGGACTGCTATGGAGCAAGCTAGTGTACAGATAAATGTGCGGCGCATCAGTTAGAAGCCAATTAGTACTATTCGACGCGAGCGGTGGTATCCGCTGGTAATAATCAAGATCTAAACTTAAAGAGCCAGAAGGCGTTGGAGTAACTACAAGCTGACGACCTACTATTGCATAAAAGCGCGGGTTTCCGGCGTCCCTGGTACGTGTACGACGCAGCATCGTTAATTGCTGCGGTGCAATTTGCTCAAGCGGCTCATCCTCATTACTAGCAACTTGAGCGTAAACAATTTCGAGTGCATCAGCCGGTAAAGCTGCTCGACCAGACGTTATTGCCGTTGTAGTGCTCGCAACCATGTCGGCTGAGCGTAACACGTCATTTAATGTGCTTTCTGCCAATGCAATAAAATCAGGTATCTTTTGGTCTAAATCGGCTCTATTTAGCCAATCGGCTAGTGCAGTCTGCAATTCAGAATAATTTGTAAGAGCCATCCTAATATCCTTGTACGATTAGTTTACTGTAGTCGCCCGATTGCAGTTTTTTCTTTGCATATTCTAAAAATTCAGAGGTGCCAGGCGCGCTTTTACACTCTAACGCCCATTGAGCCGCAAGTGTGCCAGGTATCGTTCCAACGTACCGATTGGTTTGACTGAAACGCGGGATTTGAGCATACATATCTCGCTGATCTTTTACTGCGTCTAAAATCGGCGCGACGTTCTCAGTGGTCTTAACGTAAACTTTACCATCTTCTTCTTTAACTCTCATTTGGAACCTCTTTTTAAGAAGCGCCCAAGTTACCCTGGGCGCTCTGTTATTTAGCCCTGCACATCTGCAATTAGGCCGTGACCTTTTTCCGTCACTTGTAGACCATACTCGACGCTTATAAGCTTACGTGCAGCATGTCCCGTTCGAGCGATGTCTTGCTGTTTTGTCTCCTGCAAGTACGCAACTTCTGCGTAATTGGGGTCCAAAATCCAGGCATCCCTAGCGCGACTGAAACGGTTTGGCACTAAACTTAATTCACCAAAATCTGTGGCGATCACATCAATCGCACCTTGCAGGCGTGCATCTTCTGCGTCTTTGTAGCGCGTGGCATTGCCGGTGAAGGTAGAAGAAACTTTTTGCTTCACCGCTGATCCAACCATCATCAAAGTTGGCTCTGCGCCTTCGTCCCAACATTGCTTGACGACATCATTCATCATCGCCTCAGTGATCGTGCGCAAAGTTCCGTCAGTGCGTGCCGCGTCGGGATAACCAGCATTGCCGGTCCCTGATGTAGTTGGCTCCGCACCGCCTGTGCCTTTATTGACGTTTGTTTTAACCCAAGCGCCCAAACCAGCTGTCGCGCGCGCAGTTCCAGATGATCCCGCGCTGGCCGCTACGTTCGCGGTCAACATAGTTTCCATGTCCCTTTTTAGTTCTTTCAACTTTAAGGCGACCTGTTCAGCGATTGTTTGTACATCAGATGTACCGTTCACAGCCTCTGCGGTATCGGATACCTCTACCATCTTGTCACTTATCTGCACATAATTTTGCACACGTATAGGTAAAGTAGCGGCATCGTTACCTGGCGCTGCTTCGCCTTCAGCTACGCGATTTGAACTGTTTACTGCAGCAAGAGAAATCTCTGGCCACTCAAACAACGTGTTGGTTACACTGCGCTTGCCGATTGCAGCCATAAATGGTGCGTCACTCGATGACACCTCTTCTAGTGCTTCTTGAAGATCCTCACGAAGTACCGTTACATCGAAAGTTTCAACCGTATTTGAATTAACTGCCATTTTTTTATCCTTTGGTCAGTAAGAAGGCCGCAACGTCTTGTGTATTGCCGGTCCTTCTCATTCGTTCACGCGCTGCATCCGCTTGCTTTTTGGATGTACTTACAATCGACTTTTTTGAGCCTGGCTTAATTGCACCGCGCTTTATCTCACGGTTAGCACTCAAGTTGCCTTGCGAGCGCATTTTCGCCAATTCGTGTAACGCCAAAACAAAACGAGGATCGCTCTCCTGTTTAAGTTCAGCATCACTAAAACCTCGGCGCCGCCCCTCAGCCATCATTGCTTCAATAGCTTTTGGTGCGGTTTCAGCGTCGCGCAACTCAGGGATTTGCTCTAACACAAGTTTTGTTTGTGCTCGCACATATTCGTCCCTTTGATGTGCATCTTGCTCTGCTTGCCGCTGCGCTTGGATTTGCTGCTCTTCTTGCAGTTTCTTGCGCGCCTCGACTTCTTGCCGGTAATCTTCCATCGCCTCAAGATAACCGAACGGATCAGTTTCCCGCATGGATTTATCTGGTGGCGTCAATTCTGTCGACTGCAGTTGATCCGCATAGTGCTTTAACGCTGCGGCTGACTGCGCTTCCATTTGCTGCGCTTTTTGCATTTGAGCCTCGACTTCTTTGCGAGCCTCAGCAAGGTCACGCATTCCTTTTTGGATGTATTGCTGACCACTGTATCCGCGTGTCAATTCCTCTTCAGTTACCTCGCGCTCTTCGCCGTCAACTTTGACTTTGTAAAGCTTTTCTTCAGGGCTGTCTGGAAGTGTCGCTTCTTCTTGGTATTCTTCATCCTCTATTTCGGCTTCAGCTTCAGCTTCAACCTCTTTCACAAGATCTTCAGAAGGCTCTTCTTGAGGTGCTTCTTCTTGTAGTTCATTGCGAATTATTAAATGTTCAGCCACCGATTTCGGATCGGCGGGATTTAAACTAGTCGTGGCGTTCACGGTGCTAGCCTCTTTTTTTAACCTTGCTTTCGTGAATTTGCGCGTCGGTCAGAACGCTTTGCATCTGGCCGATCAAATCCTCAATTGCGCGCACTTGACGGCGCGCCTCGTCTATCTCTTCCAGCGATGACGCTGGGTTGAGAAATATGTCGATCTGGTTTTGCTTTTGCTTCTTAACCAAATCTCTAAAAACATCGTCTTGCAGAAAGCTTCTCACGCGCGCTGCTTTAATTGATAGATCCATCATAATTCCGCGCCATATTCTGCTCATTTTTTATTGAAGCGGTATCCACCGCCGTACCATATTGTCCCAAGATTTGTGCAACTTTAACCGCCAAATCTTGAACCATTTTGTCACGCGCCAAATCATCATCGAATTGCATCTGACGCTCTTTAAGTTCTTGGTCAGCCTGAAACTTTTGTGCATCAAGTTGAAGTTTGATAAGATCTCCTTGCGCTTTGCCTTGCTGTTTCATTTGCTCAATCTGCATTAATCCTTGGGTCGGATCTTGTTGCTGCATCATCGCTTGCTGCGCCTGTGCAGCTTGTGCTTGCTGCATTGCAATTTGTTGCTCAATCTGAGGGTTGATCGGCTGAAAATACCGATCACTATTTTTTATGCCAGAAGATCCAAGAAGATCCGCAAGGGTATTTCGAAATTGTGTTAAACTTACAAGCGGGTTCTGTGCGCCCATAGTCTGCAAAATTTGTTGTTGCATTTGTAGCGCTTGCATTAGCGCCGCACGGCGCTCATCCTCACGACCGGTGCCAAGGCCAACATTTACTGTCATGTCCATATCGGCATGCCAGGAACGCGGATCAATAGGTTGAAAGGTGTTATTCATCCGCATCATCTTCGCGCTGTCAGTATTGTGTATGAACAAATGCAACAATAATTGGAAAAGCTGCTTCATGCCGCCTTCAGCTAAATTACGCGCCATAATTTCAATCTGAGCAGCCGCGCTTTGCATCTGTGCCTGCACGGCTAAAGCCGTAGTTGATTGCAGCGCGTCCTGGTGCAGCTGACTATCTGATTTCACACCAGTCTTAGTTTCTACCATCTGATCGACATATTGCAGCGCAGAAAGCGTCTGGCCAGCTGCAAACGGTACAGTAAGAGGCTGCACACTATTTGGCACTCTTTGACGCACGACAGCGCCAATTTCATTGTTCAGTACATCGTCAACATTTACATCTTTTGTAATTGCTAAGCGCGGCGAGTTTGTCATCGCAACATTATCTAAAATACCGCGCAAAATTGATGTTGCGCTATCTTGATCGTCCATTAACAAATCTGAAATACTGACACCCCAAAAACTGTGGGGCTCCGGTTGTATTTCAAAAATAGCAAAAGGCACTCGATCACATGGTTCAGCGCTAAGCATCTTGTATGATCCACCGCCCAATACAAAGCGATACAGCGATGGAATGCCTGTACCAAAAGGATCAACACGCATAAAGGCTTCTGTAACTGCGACAAGCCGCATAGTTGGATCACGACCAGGATCATCGTCATTATCATTTGTGTGAAAGCCGCGCCGCGCTGATTTTTCTAAATCCCGCGTATCAGTTGCATCGCTCAATCCAGTAAGATCACTGACCGCATCAAAATCATAACCCATCGCTACTAAATCACCGACGCGCATTTCAGTACGATGACCACACACGTAAAAATCATCAATGCTGCGCGCATCGCGATTGATAAAAAATTCTTCGGGCGGCACGCTTACGACTTTAATCTCACCCATTCTTTTACGACGCGCAATCTTTGCATCAATAATTGGTATTTCAACATCAACGCCATCAGGACCGATTGCGATTGTTGTTTGAACCATTTGAGACAAAACTTCCACATCAGATTGACTTTGCAAAAAATCAAAAGCTTGCTGATCAAGTCCAGTATAATCGTGAATAGTTTGCTCATCAGTGTCCTCGTAAAAGGCTTTTAAAATTCCACATTTTTTTACCA